AGAAAGCAGAACTGGATGAAATGAAAAAAGATATTGATGAAATTAAATCTTTACTTAAAGAGTTAGCTAATCGTAAACATAAATAATAGATAGATTCTTGAATTGCTTACATAAATGGCAGACATTAAGGTCAGAGTAGGGCAAAAAAACGCTGTTAAGGTTATTTCTTCACTTGCTGGAGCCCAAGGTCTTTCCTTAGCTGAACTCAGCGATGTTAATGCTGCGAACCTACTTAATGGAATGGTATTGGTATATAATGGAGCAACTCAAAAATGGGACGCTACACTATCTTTGACACCTGGCTCAGACTCGAATTTAGACATTAACGGGGGAAATTTTTAAATGGCTAGCATTATCAGGATCAAACGATCCTCTGGTACTAACAAACCTGCCAGCCTAAATTGGGGTGAAATGGGTTATGTAACTGGCATCGGCAGTTACGGTGGAGTAAATCAATATAAAGATAGAATATTTGTTGGTGACGATGGAAGTAATGTTTTCTCAGTAGGAGGACATTATTATACTTCTATGATGGATCATCAACCAGGTGCTGTTGCTGGTGTTACCAATACAAGAAATAGTGATGGTGGTATAGTTGCTGTTCTTGATGATAATAGAAAAATTGATCAGTGGAATGTAGATAATCTTAGAATGGATGGTAGGACTCTATCATCTACAGATACGGATGGGGATGTTATATTTGCTACTAATGGAACTGGTGAATTTGCTGTTAGTGATGATACAGCGTTTTCATTTGGTTCTGATAAGGATGTTAAATTTGAATATGATGAAGATGGTAATGATGAATTAGTAGTATCCAGTCTTACTGGTAAGCAAGTTAAGTTCACTACTCCGTTGAACGTAGCTACTTCATCATATCTTGGCAAAGTTAAAATTGAAGATAATATAATTTCTACCGTAAGTGGTGCTGGTGATAAACTGTTTATTGACCCATATCCAGATGGTTTAAGTAATGAAGGTGATGTTATCATCAAAGGTAACTTACAAATTGATGGTACAACAACTTCAGTTAACTCAACTGCAGTAACAGTTAATGATCCAATATTTGTTATTGGTGATGTTACGAGTACTAGAGTAGTTACTGCTCCAGCTACAACTGGTGTTAGTACGATTACAATTGATTCTGTTGTTGGTATTAATACTGGTGACGTTATAAGTGGTCATGCATCACTTCCAAACTCTGGATTAACAACAGTTACTGAAGTTAATACTACAAATAAAGTTATTACCATTGAGGGAAGTACTTCTGCTGGTATTACAACAACTTCAGAATTAACAATTACTCATGCTTACGATACTAATACGGATCGTGGTATAGCATTTAAGTATAATACTGGTATTGGTACTGCAAATAATAAAACTGGTTTCTTTGGTTATGTAGATGCTGATACAAATACAGGAAGTAATGCTCCTGCAAGATCTTGGACATACGTTCCAGATGCAGGTACGGCAAGTAATACAGTATCTGGAACAAGAGGTTTCTTAGATATCAAAGGTATCTACTACCAGACTGCTGATTATAATGCTAATGGTGCTGTATACTTTGATGAGAATGGTTTACAGACCTCAACTAATAATCCAGCTGCTCCTATAGTAACATCTAAGCAGATCCTAACTGCTGTTACTAAGAACACTCTACCTTTACCATCTACAGTAACTCTTAGTGCTGGTGATGTTGTTAGGCAGGATACTAGTGGTGCTTACGGTGTTGTTGAGAGTCCTGTATCTAACGGAAATTCAATTGACTTGATTGGTGTTGAGGGAACTTTCACTAATACTTACAATATTAGAAGAGAGGGGCAAAATGGTACTGTTGAAAATCTATCAGTAATTCCATCCTCAGTGTCTGTGATATATACTAATAAGCCTCACTGGTCTTCTACACTTGATGGGGGTACTTTCTAACCTTAAAATATTATGCAACAACAAAATAATGGTGACGTTGATGTTAATGTTCTTGTAAGTTTATATAATGGTAAATTGGCACAATCATTAAATCAAAATGTACTTTTGGAAGCAAAACTACAAACCTTAAAAAATGATTTTGAAGAGGAAGAAAAAAATCTTCAACAAGAAATAATTTCTTTACAAGAAGAAATACAAAAATTGAAAAAGACCAAGAAAACTGATACTTAGGGGATATGGCAAAACCAGCGAGTAGACAACAACTTATAGATTACTGCTTACGGAAGCTGGGTGCTCCTGTATTGGAGATTAACCTCGATGATGACCAAATAGATGATTCTGTTGATGATGCTATTCAACTCTTCAATGAACGCCATTTCGATGGTGTTGAGAGGATGTTTCTTAAGTATAAGATTACTCAGGCAGATTTAGATAGAGGTAGAGCAAAGGGTACAGATGGAGTTGGTATTGTAACTACAACAGCAACATCTACAAATATAGCAGGTTACGGAACTACAACAAGTAGTTGGTATGAGACTTCTAATTTCTTACAGGTTCCAGATTCCGTAGTTGGAGTAGAAAAGATTTTTAAATTTGATACTAGCACCATATCAGGTGGAATGTTTAGTATTAAATATCAGTTATTTTTGAATGATCTTTATAATTTTAATTCTGTAGAATTACTTCAATATTCTATGGTTAAGTCATATTTGGAAGATATTGACTTTTTATTAACTACAGATAAGCAAATACGATTTAATAAGAGGCAAGATAGATTATATTTGGATATAGATTGGGGTGCAGAATCACTTGATAATTTCTTAGTTCTTGATTGTTATAGGGCATTAGATCCAACATCATTTACTCAAGTATATAATGATCCTTTTCTCAAATTGTATCTCACAGCTCTTATGAAGAGACAGTGGGGACAGAATTTAATCAAATTCCGTGGAGTTAAGTTACCAGGTGGTATAGAACTTAATGGTAGAGAAATTTTTGATGATGCCGAAAGAGATATAGAATCTCTAAGATCAAGGATGGCATCTGAATACGAATTACCTCCTTATGATTTTGTGGGTTAATAACACATGGCACTTAATCCATTTTTCCTACAAGGAACATCTTCAGAGCAAAGATTAACACAGGATCTCATAAATGAGCATCTAAAAATTTACGGTGTTGAAGTAACTTATATTCCAAGAAAATATGTAAATACAAAATCAATTATAGAAGAGGTTCAATCTTCTAAATTTGATGATAATTTTGCTATAGAAGCATATGTTAACACCTATGAAGGATATGGTGGGCAAGGAGATGTGCTGACTAAATTTGGAATGAGTATAAGAGATGAAGTTACTCTTACTATTTCAAAAGAAAGATTTGAAGATTTCATAGCACCATTTATGGCAGGATTGGATGATGGTCCTGGTGGAAATGAGGAAATTACACTTGCAACTAGACCTAGAGAAGGTGATCTAGTATTTTTTCCACTCGGATCAAGGTTATTTGAAGTTAAATTTGTAGAACATGAAGATCCATTCTATCAGTTAGGTAAGAACTACGTTTACCAACTTAAATGCGAACTCTTTGAATATGAGGATGAAGTTATTGATACTTCTATCGATGCCATCGATACTGTAGTTCAAGATGATGGTTATATTTCTACATTATCCCTAATTGGTATAGGAAGAACTGCTGAAGTAGCAGCATCTCTCGGTATTGGATTTGTTAGTGAGATTTTCCTTAATAATGATGGATCAGGATTTACTTCACAACCAACAATAACATTCTCAGACTCTCCAGCAAATACACCAGCAAGGGCAGTTGGTATCTTAACAACTAGAGCAAATGTTACTTCTATTGAGAAGATATTACTGACTAGTGCAGGTGCAGGTTATAATACTCCACCGACTATTACCATTTCTGGTGGCGGTGGAACTGGTGCTGCTGCAACTTGTTCTATTGAAACTGTTTATCAAGGTGTTATTAACTTTAACGTTGTTGATGGTGGTGTTGGATATGGTACAGAACCTTCAATAACAGTAACTCAACCTGGTGCTGGAACAACTGCTGTTGGAATAGCATCTATAGGTATGGCAGGATCCGATCAAGTTCTTAAATCAGTTTATATTGGTAATCCAGGACGTGGATATACTGCAACACCAAACGTAACTGTTGCTGGTCCTCCTTCTTTGGCAGGTATAGGAACATTCGTCTTTAATGAAGTTATAAAAGGATCTAGATCAGGAACAGAAGCAAGAGTTAAATCTTGGGATCAAGATACTAATATATTACTTGTAAGTAATGTGGGTATTGGATCAACGGTATCTGGTTTCTACACTGGTGAGAATATTATAGGACAAGAATCTGGTGCATCATACTCACTTGGATCTTATAATTCCGATGATGCTAATGATAAATACAATGATGGTGACGAATTTGAATTTAACGCAGATCAAATCCTAGACTTCACTGAATCAAATCCCTTTGGTAATTTCTAATGTTAGGAACCTATTTTTATCACGAAATAATAAGAAAAACTGTTATCTCTTTTGGAACTCTTTTTAATGAGGTTTACGTTAGACATCAAGATGCTACAGGAAAAGATATTAGTAATATTAAAGTACCAATTTCATATGGTCCCAAACAGAAGTTTTTAGCGAGAATTCAGCAACAACCAGATTTAAATAAGGCAGTTCAAATATCATTACCTAGAATGTCATTTGAAGTTAATAATATTCAATATGATCCATCTAGGAAAGCAGGTATCACACAAACATTTAAAGCAAGTGAG